CGACACCGTGATGAACGGCGTCTCCGACGTCGTCGAGGTGTGGGAGGGCTGGCACCTCCCCTCGAGCAAGGGCGCGAAGGATGGCAAGCACGTCATCATCACGGGCGACGGCGTCGTGCTGCTCGAGGAGTCGTGGGCCCTCGACTGCTTCCCGTTCGTCTTCCGCCGCTACCGCTCGCGCCTTCAAGGCTTCTGGGGCCAAGGCATCGCGGAGATTCTGACCGGCATCCAGCGAGAGCTGAACCGGCTCAACACGTCCATCTCCGAGCAGCTCCGGCGCCGAGGTCGCGGCCGAACCTTCGTCCAAGCCGGTGCGGTCGACGAGAACGCCTTCGACAACAGCTTCAGCCCCATCGTCAAGACGAAGGGGCCGCCGGGCGCGGTGGTGATGGTCGACAACACCAACGCGGTGGCCGGCGAGGAGTTCGCCGAGCGCGACCGGCTCTACTCGCGCGCGTTCCAGGAGGTCGGCCTCTCCGAGCTCTCTGCGGCAGCGAAGAAGCCTTCGGGCCTCGACGCGGCGGTCGCCTTGCGCGAGTACAACGACATCGAGAGCGAGCGGTTCGCCTTCGACGCGCAGGCCGACGAGAACTTCTTCCTCGACTTCACGCGACTGGCGATGAAGCTCGTTCAGGAGTTCGCACCCGAGTCCGAGGTGCGCATCCCGTCGAAGCAGTTCGCCAAGGTGGTGAAGTGGGGCGAAATCGCCGTCGACCCGGACGACTTCGTCATCCAGATGTTCCCCGTCTCGAGCCTGCCGACGCACCCGTCCGCGCGCCTTCAGCGCGTGAACGAGCTCGTGGCCGGCGGGTACATCGACATCCCCACCGCGAAGCGCCTGCTCGACTTCCCCGACGTCGAGGCCGAGCAGACCCTCGCAAACGCTGCGCTCGACAACATCGACTGGTGCCTCTCGAAGATTCTCGACGAGTCCAAGCCGAAGATGCCGCTCATCGAGAAGTACCAGGACCTCTCCCAGCTCGTGCCTCGAGCGACCGCGGCGTACCTCGCCGCGCAGCACTTCGACATCGAGGAGGAGCGGCTCCAGATGCTCCGCGACTTCATCGACATGGCCACCAACGAGATGACGAAGACGCTCGCGGCCCAAGCGTCGATTCAGGCCGGGCTCCCTGCGAACGCACTCGGAGGCGGGATGCCCGCTCCGGCGAGCGGCGGGGGCTCCATCAACAACACCGTCAACGTCGAACCCACCCCGCCGACTCCCGCCGTTCCCCCGCTGATTTCGTGAGGACCTGAATGTCTGAAGCCAACGCTCCTGCTCCCGCTGCTCCGAAGACCGCTGCCGACTACCAGGCCGCCGCGCTCGCCGCTGCCAAGCCAGCCGCTCCGAAGGCTGTCGAGCCGCCCGCTCCGGTCGAGTCGAAGGTTGAGGCAAAAGAGGGACAAATCGAGGCAAAGCCGGAGTCAAAAGTCGAGCAGCCGCCAGAGCCCGCGCAGAACTGGTTCAAGAAGCTGGCGCAGGAGCAGAAGGCCCTTCGTGAGAAGGAGGAGGCTCTCCGCGCTGAGCAGGAGAAGGTTCGAGCCGTGGCGGACCTCTCGCGGGTGGTGAACCCCGAGCTGCTTCAGCGGGCCGTGACGACCCGCGACCCGATGGTGCTCTTGGAGGCGGCGGGCATGTCCTATCAGGACGTCGTCGACGCTGTCGTGAAGGCCCAGCCGGCGGCGAAGAGCGCCGCTCCGACCGAGTCCGAAGCCAACGAGCCCGCCTACGTGCGCGACCTGAAGGAAGCGCTCGCCGCTACTCGCAAGGAGGTCGACGAACTCAAGGCGGGCAGGATGGAGGCCGAGGCCTCGAAGGCGCACGCTCAGGCCAAGGCCATCGCGCTGCCGCTGGTCGATGAGAAGAAGTTCCCCATCATCTCGAAGTTCAAGGACGAGGCGGTCGAGGAGGCCATCGGCGAGCTGAACGAGTTCTACCGCCAGACCGGGAAGCTCCCTGCCGACAACCCCCAGGACAACCTCACCATCGCGCTCGCGCGGGTCGAGGAGAAGCACCGGAAGCTGGCGGAACGCTATGGGTTCTTGACGTCAGCCCAGAAGGCGGCTACCGTCCCTGCAAACGAGGCACCAGCGTCGCCTCGGGGCACCGCAGAAGGCCAGAACACCCTCACGTCCTTCATGGCTCCCGGCGCTACTGCCGTCGAGCCCGCAACCCCGAAAACCGACCAGGACTGGCAGGCGCGGGCCATGAGGCTCGCCGGCCGGTCCCCCAACCGCGGGTAGCCATGATGGCACCCGCAGAGGTGCCACATGACCGCAGTTGCCGACATCATCCCCATTCTGAAGAACCTCTGGCCCCAGGACCGGGTCATCAACGAGGTCTACCCGGACCACCCGTTCCTCGCGCGCATCCCGAAGATGGAGTCGTTCGGCGGTGAGGACATCCGACTGACCGTCCGCATCGCTGACTCGCAGGGTCGCGGCCTCACGGTCGCCTCGGCGCAGGCGCGCGACACTGCAAGCGCCTTTCGCCGCTTCGTCCTCACCCGCTCGCGCAACTACCAGGTCTTCCGGCTCGAGGCCGAGGCCATCGAGGCGTCGAAGGGCGACATCAACGCCCTCCTGCCTATCCTCGACGACGAGATGAAGGGTGCCATCAACAACATCTCGAAGGACCTCGCAGTCAACCTGTTCCGCGGACGCTCGGGCAACATCGGGGCCATCGGTTCGGTGGCGGCCGGCCCTCCGGCGACCATCACCCTCGCGAACCCTGCCGACGTCACGTCGTTCGAAATCGGCATGATTCTCGTCGCGTCGGCGACCTCGACCGGCGCAAACAGGGCGACTCCTGCCACCGCGACCATCACCCGCGTCAACCGCTCGACCGGCGTGCTGACGTTCGCTGACGGCACCTTCGCGGGCACGAACTGGGCCGCCAACGACTTCCTGTCGGTGCAGAGCGACAACGCCAACAACGGTGTCGGCGGGAGCAACCCCCTGGGCAACAAGGCGCTCGGTCTGGCCGACTGGCTGCCCTTCACCGACCCGACCGTCGGCGAGAGCTTCCTCGGCGTCGACCGCACCGTCGACCGCGTCCGCCTGGCGGGCCTGCCGCAGGACATCTCGGCGGACATCCCCGAGGAAGGCGCGCTCCGCGTCGTGATGGAGCTCGACCGCCAGGGCGCGCGTCCGCGCGACTTCGTGGTCAACCACACCGACTACCAGTCGGTCCTCAACTCGCTCGGCACCAAGGCGGTGACGAAGTACGAGGGGAGCGGTCAGGTCGGGTTCCAGACCATCCAAATCATGGGTCCGAAGGGTCCCGTGTCGATGTACCTGGACCAGGACTGCCCCGCCGGCACGGGCTACTGCCTCGACATGAGCACCTGGAAGTTCTACAGCCTCGGCCCCGCGCCGAAGCTGCTGAACCTCGACGGGCTCGACATCCTGCGCCTCACGGACGCGGACACCTACGAGGGCCGGTACGGCTACTACGGCAACCTCGGCTGCACGGCCCCCGGCTTCAACGCCGTCGTGCGGATGCCCTCGAGCTAATGACGCTGAGTCGGGGTTGGCCTACGCTGACCCCGACTTACTCATTCAAGGAGAACCACAATGGCTTCTCGAAACATGGCTCCAGTCCGCAGCCTTCAGCGCGGACTCACGAAGGTGGTCGGTCGGTTCACCGGCAACGGCGCGAACGCTCCCACCAACCTTCTCGGCGTCGGCATCCGCTCGGTCACTCGAGAGGCGGCCGGTCGATACCGCGTCGTCTTCACGGGCCGGTACGCGCGGCTCCTGCATGTCGGCGCGACGGTGCTCCCTGGCGTCACGGGCACCACGACCCCCGTCGTTGCCACCGCTCGTGTCGTCAACGCACTCATGCCGCGTGACGTCGTGGCAACGGGCAACGTGCTCGCCACGGAAATCGAGTTCTTCGTGACGAACAACACCGGCACCGAGGCGCTGACCGACCTGACCACCTCCGACGTCCTCAGCTTCGAGGTCTGCTTCGTCAACAGCCGCACGCCTCCTCCGCGCGGGAACTAAGACATGGCGGCCGTCTCCCTTGCCACTTTGCGAACGCGCGCAAGGGAGCGCGCCGACATGCCCGTAGCCGGGTTCATCCCCGACACGGCTACGGGTATCGACGCCTTCGTCAACGAAGGCGTGCAGCGGCTTCACGAGATGCTCGTGGAGGCCTACGACTCCAACTACTTCAAGAAGTCGCAGACCTTCACGACTTTCGGGGCAGAGACGGTCACTCTCCCGACGGACTTCTACAAGCTGCTCGGGGTCGACCTCACCTACGGCAGCATCACACAGACCGTTCAGCCCTTTGCTCGAGGGATGCGGAACGTCTACAAGAACCTCGGCTCTTCGACTCCCTGGGGCGCCGCGGTGCATTACTCGCTTCAGGGCCCGTCGACACTCCGACTGCTGCCCGCCCCTCCAGCAGGCACGCCGGGCACGTTCTGGTACGTACCGGTCGCGACGCCCCTCGTGCTCACTACGGACACCGTCGACTTTCCCAACGGGTGGGAGCGCTACGTGGTGCTCTACACCGCCATCCAGATGAAGCTGAAGCAGGAGGACGACGTACGCGACCTTCGCTACGAGCTGGAGAAGATGGAGGCCGAGCTGCGACTCATCGCCGACCGGCGCGACCTGGCCTCGCCGGCGCACGCCGTCGACATGGACGCCGTCAATGCGGCTGACCTGCGCTGGTGGCTGCCTTGATGCCTCCGTTCGCCAAGCTCAAGGTCGACGACGAGACGCTCGACCGGGTGCAGGACCGCATCAAGGGCTCGTTCGACGCCCTCGGGCGCGTCCCGCTGCTCGACGGTCGCCTCATCGACGTCGCGGTCGCAACCTCGGAAACCATCATCCCTCACGGGCTCGGCCGTCCGTGGGTCGGCTAC